GTTTGTCCAGATGTTGCTGTTTCTGAGTATTGTAAATAACCAGCACCACCACCAAAACCTGTTTTTGTCAATTTTGACACCTGCATTAATTGCTCATTAGCGTCAGATTTTAAACGTATATCATTCTTAGGGCTATTAGTTCCTTCTACTAAATTTACATCAGCACCACTCAAAAAATATTCAGATAGTGAATTGTCAAAATTTTCGCTGTTTTTAGAATAAATTGTTACTTGGTTTTGAATATCTAATGCCCCTTTATTTGAAACATTATAATTAACGCTCGGCGTGTTATTTGTAAGCTGCGCTAATTCTTTGTTTTTATTTTTAACAGTTTTACCAGAAAATCTTTTGCCGTCAATCGGGATTGGTTTATACTTATTATTTGTTGTAGCATAGCCCATTAAGCTTTCGTTTCCGATTGCCCATTTACCATTACCAATTCTTATTTCCGCCATATTAAACTAATTTAAAATTTCCACCTTTTGCTAAATCAGAATAGGAGTTATAACTTGTTATGTCAATTGCTTCATTTTCGGTTAACTCTCTATTCCACATTAAAAGCTGTTTAAAGCTTTGTCTTTGGCCCGTATCGTTGCCGTCTGTTAAGCCACATCCAATTCTTATTCTATCGTATTCAAACGGTATAAATGAGCCAGAAAAACCTTCAATTAAATGGCCATTAATATAAAGAGCGTAGTCAGTATTGCTTTTAAAAATTACAACAATTTTCATATAATCGTCTCTAAGATTTATATAATTTGCTGTTCCAACAAACGGACCATAACCAACAGAAGAGCGTCTAATTCTTAAGTTAGTATTTGAATTAAAATCTAATGCCAAATAATTATTTGGAAACCCTCCGGTTTTAAACAAAGACCAGACATGTTGCTGCGTGTCGTGTCTATCTATTTTACCTTCCCAATAAACCGTAACCGGAAAATATGAAGGAAAGCCAATAATTGCGTTGGATTGTAACACGGGATTTAATCTTGTTACCGCTGTTCCTTGTGTTGCAATTAAAGGGCCGGGTCCAACATTTGCGCTGGTATTTGGATTTGATTCTAACTGTGCGCCATAAACATAAAAGCCTTTTCCATTTTCGCCCGTGTATGTACTTGAAACAACCCCGTTAACTTCTTTTTGAATTAAAAGTCTTATTGTTCCGACTGATGAATTGGCAACAAATGCACAAGAAATTCTATACCAACCGTTTGGTAGCTTTAAGATTCGACCATTTTGACCACCTAAAGCAACATCTCCCGCGTCAGTTTGCCTAACACTTTGTTCTTTTATAAAAAATTGACAAACATCATTTGTTGCATTTGACATTTGGATTCTTATAATATTGCGCTGAATAGGTTTTACATATAAAGAAAACCAATACCTTCTTCCAGACGTTATTCCAGTAATTGTTTGGGACATAAAATGTGTAACATTGCTTGTTGTATTTTCCATCATTTCATTTACACCAAAACCACCAGTTACATTTATTGAAGCAGTCATTCCAGTATTGTAATTTATATTAATAGAGTTCCAACTTGAATTCAAATTTTCAGAATATTTTAAATGATTTGTTCTGGATTTTGGCATGTCCATTTCAGGAAAGCCAGCAACTTCACCGTCTGCAATTTGATAATTTAAACTTGGGACATTTGTATTTACAGAACGCACTTGCCCCATGCTGTCATATCGCTTTGTTATAACGTTTCCAGAATAGTCTAAATCGCCGCTTCCTCCTGTGGGTTGTATGCTATATAATTTTCCTGTTTTATAAGCCGAAGGCATGCAAGCAAAAAATGCTGTGTCTTTTAATCCCATTATTTTTTTTTACAAATTTAATAAAAAAAAGCAGGTTAATTTTTTCCCTGTCCTCTATACTTTTTTTTTCTTTGTGAAAGCGATTCGTTTTTTGAGTGGCGTCCTGGTCTTTTTTTTCTTTTTTGTTTTCGGTAATTATTTATAATTTTTTTTGCCACTTTATTTATGCCTGTTATTGCCCATTACTTTTTCAATCCCACGTGACCCAAAATAAGCGCCAACAATTAAAGATAAAACTCCCGCAACCGAGTCTAACTCATAACCGCAATACCAACCAATAATATAAGCTATTGAAAAAAAGATTAATGTTATAGGCCTAACATTTTTTGAAAGCCAACTTGTTGAGGCCATATCCGCAGTCCATCTTTTTGAAACTGCGGTCATTTCAGTTTCGTCTAATTTAAGCAACGCTAAAGCCTTTTCTTTGTCTTCAGCAGGCATAGAATCATCTTTGTCAATTAAGTTCTTTACAACGCCTAATATGCCTTTGTCAGGCAGAACATCACCAATTGCATTTCCAATTGTGCTACCATTATTAATTAAAAATTTTCCAACCTTTGTGTCTTTAAATTTTTTTTTATCGCTCATTTCTTTTTACTTCTATTCGCTCCTTTATAATAATCCCATATTAATTTGCCAGGCTTGTCACCGTCCACATCAATATGGATAAAAGTGTTGCCAATACCAATTCTTGTAATTCCAACTTCATAACATACTTTTATAAATTTCCAACGGTCTGCAGAACTTGAAATTGCTACATCAACCGCGATTCCTTTCATGTGGCTGCTATTAGCCACCCCACCAATTTTTTTATTATATTCTTCGCTGCGATAACCTGAATTAATTTTCATAGGTTTTCCGTATTTAGAACGTACTTCATCTAATAGCGCTAAAAAATTTTTATCCATGAACTCTTCCCCTGACCCTTCTAACCCAGGTTGGTCAAATTCTGAATAGCTAAACCATTTCATAATTTTAAATTAAGGCCGGCTTTTAAATAAACTAATTTTTTATCCCAAAACCGGGTGTTTTCATATTCCGTAAATATACCAATTTTTTTAGACAGGTCCCAACCAAACATGATACCAACATTATAGTCAAGCCAATTATCACCTTCATACACAACCTCATATGAAAAATCTTTATTACCCGTTATGTGTTTATGCTTTGGATAAAAATTAGACCAAGCGTGAATATAAAAAGAGTCTCTATAATGATACATGTCCGCTCCTATAACAGCCGATAAAGTTCCAAGCGTTCCAATTTTATTTAGCTCTTCCCGATTATAACGATTAACAATATTTTGATATTGATTTTTTCTAAAGTCTAAATCCGTGTCAGCAATACGGTCTCCATTTTCATTTGACCACCACCAATCAAAATTGTCAAGCTCACCATCATTGTCATAATCGATTCCATAATAATGGTCCATAAAACCGAATTCATAAGCCAGGTCCCACCAAGGTTTTGTTTCTAAATAATCTTCAATTGGATTATATCCATAAGGCTTATGCGTTCTATATGCAACCCCTGCAGAAAGTGATAATTTTTTTATTGGAATTCTAAAGCGTAAGTCTGCACTTTTATAATTTAAATTTATTAATCCGTTTTCTTGCCATTCTAATTTACTGCTCCAATATTTCCCAGAGTATCTTAAGAAATATTTAATATTTTTAAAGTCTCTATTTTGTTGCTGCCCTTTAGAATATTGAAATAAATATTCAAGTCCACGAATAGACCCAACATTTGAATTTAAACTTGTAGTTCTTTCTGACCCGTCATAATATCTATTTTCTCTATTCTCATAATCAAACCGGGCAATTTTTCTAATACCAAAATTTATTAAATAATCATTTGTTATTTCAGGTGAAATATTAACTACATCTCCTCCTTGCGTTACAAAAAACTGTTCTGGCTGCCATAGAGGGCTCGAATCTGAGTAGGAGGCGTAAACTGTAGAATATTCAAAAAAGTCCTTTAAAAGCTGCGTATGGGCCTTTAAACTGAGCATAAAGCATAATAATATAAGTAGGTATTTCATATTTAAAATTTTGAGGATAGTATTTCTTTTATTTCTTTTTCTATTAATTTTTCCCATTCTTCTGGTAGCTTTAAGCTAATACCAGCTTCAATAGTTTTTATTTTTTTTCCGTTGTTAAATAAAATAATAGTAGGCATATAAACAATCTTTTCTGCTTTAAATATTTTTTCATTTTTTTCAATATAAAAAACATGAGTGTTATGAGACTTGAATTTTTTCAGGTCTGAAGTATCTTCTATAAAGCTTGCTGTAAATTTAACTATTGAAATACCCTCTTTGTATTGGGCTGAGGCATTGGAACAAATAAAAAAAAATAATATTAATATTAATTTTTTCATATTATTTATTTAACTCATAAACTCTTTCTTCTAATTTTGACAATATCTCTTTCATTTCTTTAACGTCTTCTTGAGTTGTCATAATTGCGTCGCGAATTATTTGGTCTTTATATTGAAATTCTGTAGCTGTAACTTGAGGCTCTGGAAGTTCCATGGCTCTGGCTATATCAGCTTGCATTACAAAATACATACTGGCAAGCGAAATAGTAAAACCAACAATCATCCCAATTGTTTTTAGGTCTAATTTAATTTCTGTAGATTCACTAATTTTTTGTGCCATTACCAATCTTTTTTTCGCCATGACCAATCACAGCATTTAGAGTTTTCAAAATCTTCCTTATAAACTCTGCAAGAGCAGTTAATACATAACTTATTTAAATTAGTATTCCACCAACGAATAAATTTTAATTTAACAGCATTCCAGAAATTTTTAAAGATTTGTTTCATGCTACAAATTTAAATAATAAAAATGAATTTATTTAGAGTTGTTCAGTCTGGAAGCTTATAGAAATTATGCCTCTAAAATAATGATGGTCTTTTATATTTTCTTCAAAATATACAACCTCTTCAATTTCAAAAACATAATTATTAAAATCAGCTGTTGTTGTAAAGCTTGAAGCACCTGTTAATGTATCACAAACATTTGAAACAATTTGGTTGCAATCTAACTCCCCTCCGGCTGGTCCATTAAATCTTGTAACAACATCAATTTTAATTATTGAATTTGTTATTGCTGCCGAATTATTTTTTTCAATAGGTGATTCTTTTTCACTATATACTTTCATAAAAGGATAATTGGCAGAAGGCGGAACGTTATTATATATAGCAACACTTGAGCCATTTTGAGTTATACCAGACAGCAGATTAATAATTGTTTTTCTTATTTCGTGAATAGTTGTTTTCATTAGCTTCTTGCTTTTCTTAATCTTTTTTGTAAGCCTTTAATAAAGTCTGGCAATAACTCGCGAGCAGAATTAAATAAAAAAGGTCTTGCTGGTAAATGAACACGGTCTTGACTCGCTCCTTTAAATTGTGAAGCATAAGAGTCTGTTCCAAACAATTCATCTAAGTCAGCGCCACTATAACTTCCACCGGTTCCAAATTCAACATAAGGGGCATAATCAGCAGAGGCTTGAACATAACCTTTTTTGTCTGAAGTTCCTACATCTATTGAGCCAGCTAATGTGCCTCCTTGTACTTTTCCTCTAACAACTCTTTGTGCAGCTTTTTTTCGTATGCCAAAAATATATTTTGCTATTTCAGTATTAAGACCAGACTTTGGAAATCTTCTCAATTTAGCCATAGTCTTTCTGGCTCTTGACATGTCTCCTGGATTTGGTATTAATTGAATTACTTTACTCATACCCTGGTTCCTTCAAACTTATAATAATCATTTTGCATGACCTCATAAGATTTATTAATTTTATAAGTTACGGCTGTCCCATCAATTTTTATAATATCTCCAGGCTTAATCCCAGGAACTGAATTTTTTCTTACAATAAAAACGCCAACCAATTCATTTTGCGGGTGACCAAATTCATCTTTAATATCACTTTTAATAATATCGTATTTAGCCCAACATGTTTGCGTTGTTGTGTCTCCAGTTGAGGTGAATCCACCATAACCATCGGCTGATACAGTTTCTCTCTGAAATTGAATCCGTGTATTAAGCTTTCCTACTCGCGGCCGTTTCATACAAACATAGTTTTAAATGAAGATAAAATTGATTTTACATTTGTTGGAATTTCGCTGACAGATTGGCTAACCATAAAGTCTTCTCTATTTTCATAATAAGTTGAAATTAATTGAAGCATAGCTTGCTTTAATAAGCTGTCTGAAAATCCTAATGTTGTGTATTTAATTTCTATATTTTTAGCCTCACCAGAATTAAGCTCAATTGTTTCTGTATTTAATCCCACAACCTCATAATCCGTTGAAACTACCCCGTCAATTTTAAGTTCATCAATTGTAGACACTGGAGCAAAAGGCAAATCAAACATGCCTGAAGTTTTAGGAATAAAATAAATTCTTTGCTTCGAGACAATATCTTTGCTTATATAATTCTCACACCAAACGCGAGCTTGATTAATCATTCTTGTTATTAAAGCGTCGTCATTTGAATAATCAATTTTACAATATAGTTTGACATCGGAAGAGTCAATTATTTCACTGCCAATTTCTGACACAATTTTAATTTGTCTCATGTTATTTTTTTTTGTAAAGATAAAAAAAAAGAGCCACAATATTTTGCAGCTCTTTTCACACGTTAGACTAAATGAAAAACGAATCAATAGAATACGTCAAAGTTATTAAAATTATTTTTATATTTTCCCTCAGAGTTAATACGTATGCTTTTTTGTTGGTAATTCCTAATAATAAAAAAACCATTGCGCTCTTCAAAATATATAGCGAAATAATCAACTTCAGCTTGCGTATAAAAATCATTAGTTCTTCTTAAGGAAACCTGAATAGAATTATGCCTTCCTTTAAATCGATTTAGACCTACATGTTTTATTTGAATTTTATAAAGCTTAAAATCAGATTCTAAAATGCAATCGTAGGGGCTTGAATCCAGGAGCGGCATAGATATTTTAAATCCCTTAGACATAGCTGCTACACAAAATTTATATTCCGCTAAGCAGCCAGTTAAATTGTCATTGAGGCTATTTAGGCGCGTTTTAAGCACACTTTAAGGGATTAGGAGGTTATTTAGCTACAAAGTTACTTAAAATTAAATTAAGGGTATTAAAAAAGCCCCAGGACAAACCTGAGGCTAATTAAGACCGATTGCTAAACTATCTCACAAAAACAACCAGTCAATAAAACTTTCTAAACAAAGGAATAAAATCGTGAGCGTTGTAATTCCTAAATATAATATTAAACAACTAAAATAATAAAAGGCGTCTTTTTTTTGTCGAGGCTTTAAGGAATCATACATTTTTAAAGCGTCTTCCAGGATTACCCTTTGCTCCTGTTTGCTGCAACAGTCAAAACCAAACTCGCTAAATTTTTCTTCAGCGAGTCGGTCTAAAACTTCTTGGAATTTTTTACTGGTCATCATCTCCTCTCAAAGTTTGTAATAATCCAAGATTCTTTATAAAGGTTTTAAAGTAATCTTTATGAACTCTAAAGCCTTCGCCTGAGTATTTAACATTGCCGGCTTGAGATTCTTCATACTTGCCAGTTACGACCCAAGGTCTGTGGCCACCTGCTATTACAAAACCTTTAGGAGTTTCTTTTAAGATTCTGAAACCGTGACATCTTGCGTAACCATAATCTTGTTGGTTATAATGCAGAGTTAATTGGCCAGCGTGTTTTTGAGTTAATTTATCATTCTCGCCCTCGTAACTTGGGTCTTCAGTTCTAAGCTCCTCAGTATTGGCCCAGTAAAGGTCCATGTTTGATTTTACTTTTCCGTTTTCAACACATTCAATATCACAAGCTTTAATAGTTTCCATAATAACAGCTTCTTCATAATCATCAACTTCAGCTTGAAGTTTTTTCATTGTGTCTTCAAGTTTGTCTAAACGGTCCATTGCTTCCATGTAAAATGACATGCCTTCAATTGTAACAGTTTGAATAAGCTCTACAAATTCATCTGCAATTTGATTCCAGTCAAGTGACATCATTTTAGTCAATAAAATTCTTTCGTCCAGTAATTCAATTGCTCTTGCTGAGCCGTGTCTTTCGCAGTCATACAAAAAAGACTTAGCACTAAAAGAGCTTACAGACGGGCCAAAATCATCATACCTTCTGTAATCTGAAGGACCGTAAAAGCTATTATCTAAGTTTCTTTTCCAGCCGTGAAAAGTTCTAAAATCGTAAGCGTAAAAATTAAAGTTTGAACATGGGTTTTCAGCTGTATCTACATAAACACAAAAATCCGCAATTGTGTTTGGGTGGACAGCTTTATTTTTATTCATGTTTTCTTTAATAGTATAAATAAATAAATCTCTAAGTATGTCTTCTGAAATTCTTTTAGCTTCAGATATTATTCCTGAAAGATTCTTTTGCTGAGTTTTAAGTTGCTCCAACTGATTGATAGTTTTCATGTTTATAATTTTAAATTCTTTGTAAAGATAAACATACTTTTGAAATAAAAAAATATTTTTATAAAAAAAATAAGTTTTTTTTTGTTTTTTTTTACTCGTAATCTATAAAACGAGTTTATTTTTTTTTCACAAACGTCCCATTTTGCATAGTTCCTTCTCTGTTTTTGATAGTTTCCCAGGCTTTTTTAACTGCTTCTTCTATAGGAAAACCAGCTAATTCTGAGAACGAAACTAAAACAACAATAATATCACCAACCGCGTCTTTGATTTCTTCCTTATCGTTTTTTAATAAAGCGTCTGCTAATTCACCAGCTTCTTCCTGGAGTTTAACGTATTGAGTTTTTACATCGCCGTCAGTTAAGATTCCTTTCTTAAAAGCCCAGCCTCTTATTAAGTCATAATAATTCATAATACTAATTTAGATTTTATATAAGGCCCGTGTTTATAATTGTTTAAAATAAATCCTTTCGCATAGGACCCAGAAAGCGAAGGAAGATTAAAGGTTTCAGTATTTAAATATTTAACAATTTGTTCGTGGTGACATTCATATATGTGCGCGTCTGCAAGATTTAAAGCCAAACGGTGGCTTTTAAGGCCTGTTTGTTCTGAAATAGTCTTAAGCATTAGGGCACCAAAAATAATGTCGTAGGGAAGACCCAGGAATAAATCAGAGCTGCGGAAATGAATTATTAAATTTAAATCACCTCCGGCCTCAACAAAATTGAGAAGCGTATAACAACAAGGCAACGCTTGTGCGTCCAGCTCCGATGGATTCCAAAGAGTGATTATTGCTCTTCTTGAACCTTTTTTAATTTCTTTAATAGCATATTTAATTTGGTCAACATGCCCATTAAAATTTCTTATTTGATAACCGTAAATTTTACCCAGCTTATTTTCGACCGCAAAATTATCCCACCAAAAAATATTGTGAGCGTGCAAATATTCTAAGTCTGTCCGGCCGGAATAAATCCAGTAAAATTCTGCTAAGGCTTTTTCCCAAAAAATTTTTTTGCCAGTTACGACCGGAAAACCTTTGTTTAAATTAATTTCAATATTTTGATTGAAAAGTTTTTTAGTAGCTATTCCAGTACGATTCTCAGAATTTACGCCGTGCTCTAAAACTTCTGACAAAAGCCATTTGTATTTATATTCAAAATCACTTATTACCATAGCCTCCATTTTTAAAAGAATCCAGCGCAGCAATATAACCTACACAATCCAGCATTGTGTCTTTCTTTGTGTTATAGGCCATGCGGCTTATTTTAAGCGCGATTAAGCACTTATAAAAATCTTCTGTTGTTATATCCTTCCCGGTTAATTCTGAAGCGACTCGGGCCGCCTTTGCAATTGATTCGTCTATTGGGCCATATTGTCTTTCTTTTTCTTCCTTCCGGCCAAAGATTATTTCATTTGATTTTTCAAGTATATTCATTCGTCTTGGTTTAAAATTTCTATTAACTCGCACCAAAGCATTTCGTCAATTTGCTCGTGAGTATAATGTTCAAATTTGGGAGAAGCTTTTGCCATCTCCCAGGGATTTGTTTTAGCTACATAAATTGGATTATAATATTTATCTGACATAGTTTTAATTTTTAGTTATTTCGCAAAGGTCATACACTCTTTTCTTTGCCATTGTGGCGTCGCAGACATTGCCGTAACAAACGCCATTTCTGACCGTGAATATATGTCCCCAAGTTCTTATATAATAAGTTTTTTGAGGGCTTAAAAGCTCATAAATATTTTTGACAGTATTTGGCTTCCCGTCAAGCAAAAGAGGAAGGTCTAAATATTCTAATGTAGCATACTCTTTTGTAATTTGGTCGGTAATAGCCATATCAGTTCCTTTACCTTTTTTGCGGCCAAGTTTCTCAGCCATGTCATAAACTTTTTTCCAGGGTAAGTCTAAGGCATATTGCATTGACCTAATCGCACAATCGTTTCTGTCTCTGCTTATATCAGCTTTAGAGCCAAGCTTAAATTTATATTCACTTTTTACAGTGCAACCAACATAATGAGGCATGCGCCATTTTGTTAATCTTTTGCCATATAAATCAGTGGTGAAAACAGTGTCAACTTTGTCATCTACGATTTTATGAAGCCTAAGCTTGCCTTGCTGGTCAGCATTCCAAATAGTGTCAGTCATTCGCTTTCTAAAAGCTTTATTTAATTCGGTCGAACAACCAGCCTGGGAATAACCTCTTTTTTTCTTATATACGTGAGTTCCAAAATTTACAAATAAATAGGTCTTTGTTATTAGCACATAACCATTAACTGGTCGGAACCCCTCCTGTTTGGGTGGGGTTGGATTATCAAAGAACATTTTTTGAATTTGTTTACGAGTAGTTTTTAAAGATTTTTTCATAATTCAATTTTATTATAGTTTAATTCATTAGCCACATAATTAATATGTTTTGAAGTAGTAACTGACCACCAGCCATATACAATAACTTGTTTTTTTGAATGGTCAATTGTTGCAACGTGAGTTGTATAAGAAATGATTTTATTTCCATCAATTCTTAAGTTTTTAAAATATTTAGTTTGGTACATCTTCTATTGATTTTATTGTTATACATGGTGAATATAAGCAATACTTTCGAAACAAAAAAATATTTGTGAAAAAAAGATAAAGTTTTTTTTAGAGAAGAAAATCACAACTCGTGGGTAAGCCCAACTTTGCTACCGATAGTCCAATGACAGAACAAGACTAAAGCAAGCTCAACTAAGCATATGTGCCACGCCACAAAAAAGATACCCCGAAGGGCTCTTTCTTACTTAATAGCACGAATAGTCGGACTTGCCGTTGTAATGTTTCATCAAAGAACGTATAGCGACCCAAGGACTTACCCCGTAGTTGTTAGTCTTACCAGGTTTCGTAGTAACCCACCAAACGAAATTTCTACGCCAAATTCCTTTGCATAAGACCCTACAAATATAATAAAAAATAAAGAAAAAAAAGAAGCCCCGAAATTAATCGAGGCTTCACAACTAACTAAATTAACTTATGAAAAATTACGGAGTTTCAAGAGCTGCTTTGTCAGACGAGAAGTCACCAGCTACGAAAGCATTTGGCAAATAAGGAGTACATGCCACTCTTTCCTGGATTCTTACCGTTACAAAACCGTCTCTTACATTAGTTCCGTCTTCTCTAAAGAATCCTAAACTAACATTATCCTTAACCCAGAATTGAGCACCTTGTGCAAAATTACCTAATAAATATTTGTCAGAAGTAATAGCGGTCGTAGCAATTACCGGAACCCCAGCAATTCTTGGAACTAATCCTTCTTGCCAATTTTTTACAAGATATTCATTTTGACTTGATTTCAATAATAGAATTTTATGGAAGTCAGTTGGATTCATGAGAATATAATCAGCGTTATAGTTAGCTAAACCTAACTGATTTAGAGCTACAGTAATACAATCAAACTCGTTAGCTGATTCAACAGCATTAGCGAATCCACCTGCGCTAAACGCAGTTGCATTAGTATAGATTCCAGTTAGATTCGGAGCCGAACCATTTCCGTCAATTAATTGCGTGTCTTCAACTGCCAATAATTTTTCTGGCGCTCTTGCAGAAAGATAAGAAGAAAGTTGTGGAGTTGAGTCCATCATTTCTTCTGAAATTCTAAAGTAAGCACCAATTTTTTCTATTGGAGTTGATACAGCTTGCATATCAAAGTCAGATTGACCTAAAGTAGCGCCTTCATTTTTAGTCGCTGAGCCATCAGAGTAACCTGATTCTTTAATATATCTTACAACATCTGAAGACGTGCTTCCCTGTGGTAATATACTTCTTACGTGGAATTGGCGGCTTGGGTCATATTTATAACCAGCCACTCTTTCCGGAGGTATTACATCACCAGAAAAGTCCGCTCCAATTGTCATGTCCGCTTTAATAGCGAAAGAAGCAGCATTTGTATTGCCTTGTTTAAAGCTTTCCAGTGCTCCTTCGTTTAGAGCTTTTGTCAATCCAGCTTTGAAACCTTGTTTAGCTTCAATTGAATTTTGGTTTTTCTTTTGCGCCATTTCCATAGCGTCCATTCTTTCATTGAATTTATTTACCAAATTTCCAATCTCAGTTTTTAATGTTTCATCAGCTTTTTTGTCAGCTCTTTCCATTGCTTGACCAGTGGCTTTTTCAATTTTACCGTCGATAATTTCACCTAATTGGTCGAGCTCTTTTTTAACATCATCATTCATGATTTAAAAATTTTAAAGGGTTGAACTTATTTTAACTTATTAATTAAATACTGATAAGCATTAAAATCTTCTTTTATGACCTCTGGCTCAGTAACTTCAATAATAGCTGGCTGAGTAGTTATTTGGCTAAAAAGCGTTTTAAGCTTGAGTATTTCTCCTTCTATTGCGTAACCCATTTCGTCTGAGATATTTCCCTTACGAATAAGTTTAACGAGTGTGTCATATCGTTTAAGAGTGTCTTTTACATTTTCTTCACTCTTAACGTCTAAAATTTTTGCTTGGTCATTAGCAGCTAAACTAACTGCACTTATTTCGTAAAGCTTAACTTCTGTTAATTCTCTATGACCTTCTTTAATATCTTTTTGTATTGGCATTATGCCGACTGAGTTTTCTGTTATAACTCCAGCTTTCATTAATTCTAAAACGTCCATTCCTAATGTTGTCTTTGCAATTTCAGCTACAAACATTAAGCCTTTTTCGTCCTCGTATAATTCATTAATTTTTCCTAAAGGTTTGTCAAGCTTATGCTGATAATAATATTTAACCCGGTCACCATTTTCTTCAATTGTTTTTTTATACGCTCCCGCTTTGATAACATCATTGTCAGAATCTTTATTGTCAAAATAAGAAGCATAACCTTTTACTATTCCTTTTTTTTCGTCCATGTCCTGGACTTCTCCAAGGGGACTTTGTTTATAAATTATAGACATAATACTTTTTTTTTCAAATTTAGCAATTATTTTTTTTATTTTTTAAAATGCTGAAGCCCCAGCTACACCTAATCCAAGCGAGTCAATATCTGCTATAGATTCAGCCCCTGGCTTAGGAATATCAATTGACAGGCAACGGCAGTTAATATTGTTTTCTGGTATTGTTCCAGCCCCTGGCATTGCCATTGATTCCCCTCCAACCTCATACATTTGGTCAACCGGAATTCCATCTTTATAACGGAAATGAGCGTCTCTATGAGAGTCACGTTCTTGAGTATCTAAAGCACTAATCCAAACTTTTAATAAATCGCCTGGGTTAAAAAATTTTAAACTGCTTTGGTGAATAGCATAATTTGAAATACGAGTTGATTCTGTGGTTACAATTCTTTTAGCTATATATAAAGCTTGACTATTCATTTGACCGGCTAAAATTCTTCCTTTACGGTCTCGACCATAATTTGCATATACAGGGTCTTTCATTAATTGTTCAAATTTTCTTATAGCTGCTTGCGTTGTTGCATTAGCTATTTCTGCCCCAAATCGTTTGGACATTTCTTGGGAATACCAAACAAAAGTAGATTCCCACTCTCTAATAAAATCTGAGGCGGCTTTTTTTTGGAACTTCGTAAAATTATTCGCATACCATTTTGCAAAATGAAGACCTGTGTTAACATAAAGTTTTTTATATATTTCTTGAATTATTTCTTCTTTAAAATAAACGCCAGGCGTAACTGACCCGGATTCAATTAACTCAGGTATTAATTTAGCTAATTCTTTTTTCCAAACTTTATATACGTTTTTAATTTCTTTTTTTTCTGTGATTAATCTTTCTTTATTATAGCTAAGCCAAATATTATCATATTGTTTTTTTGTATAATTAAGTGATTTTTTTTCTTTATACTTTTCAAATTGTGAATAACAAAAAGCTAAACGCTGAGGTCCATTTGGAAAGTCCTCTTTTGATTTTGGGTCTGCATAACATCTCGAAACAAAATCCCCTCTATTTTCGTTTGGATTTGGAGTAGGCATTAATTTTTATCTTCTAATTTATCTAAGAATTTATTGACCCAAACTCTCATAGATTCACCACCCCAAGTATTATAGGAAACATAACCATTATCTTTCCAGGGAGTGTCTTTGTATTTTGGATTTATTGTGCTATAACCTTTATGTCTGGCTAAAAAACTTTTAACTCTTTTTAAAGTTGAAACTGAAAGTTTTTCACGATTAGCTAATTGTCTTGCCCGCGTCCAACCAACTCTTGTGCCTGCTTTAACTTCATCTTTATATTTTTCTTTCCACGCTATCATTCTTTTTGCATTATTAGAAGCACTTTGAGGATAGTTATTATAAGTTTCTTTTTCTATATATTCTGCGTCTATGCTTTTAGTTGATTCTGGGTGGCTTTCTGGAAGCAAATCCGTGTCATGCTTGCCTCTTCTGAATTTACCATTTTTAAGCACATATAGGAAGCTATTTACGCGCGCCATTGCCCATTGAGCAGGAGAACTAACCGAAGGTCTTACGCTTGACGGATTTGATTGGTAAGCGCCTAATCCTCTTTTGTAAACCGCATATAAAGTTTTGACTGTTGTTTTTTTACTGGAAGCACTGACTGAAGCATTATGGTCTTCTACTTTTTTTCTTAATGCCTTTTCTAATTTAGCTGACATTTGTTTTTCTTCGTGGTGATACTTGTCTTCTTCTTCTTCATGATAACTTTTAACAGCCTCCTCATATTCGTCATGCGTTTTAAAAGGCATATAAACTGTTTGCCCGTCAAAAGAATGCTCGTGGCTTCCCGACCCACCAAGCTCTTCAGCTCTTAATTCTGCTTCTTCTCTGGTTGTATAAACATCTTCCATTCCAGGAACCTTTGACTTTTCTTCTTGCTCCTCTTCTTCTTTAGGTTTTTCTTGTGGTTGCGATTCAAAATTTAAATCAACTGAAGTGTTCAACGGAAGTAAATTTGCAGGAACATAATAGTCATTTAAAGCTTCGCTATCTTCAATCATTCCATAACTCATTGCTTCTCTTTTTTCGTTTGGTGTTAACCACCAGCTTTTGCTCATTTGGTCAACTATCTTTTCTGACTCTTCTTGAAGTTCTGCTATAGCTGTAAAATCAAAATCAATACAAATCTTTTCACCATATTGAGGAGCTAACCAACGATTCAATTCATCTCTTACTTTAACCAGCTGAGGAATTACTGCATTTTGATATAAAGCTTTTTTAGCTTCTTTCATGTTGTTATAGCTTGCAGAGTCTGTATTATTTAAAAGCTGAACAGGAACGTTATAAATGTTGCAAAGGTCTTTAATACTTGCATTATATTGTTCTATTAACGAAAGGTCAGAAGCATTTAAACCAAAGTTCACCCAGCTCATTTTCTTAGGACTAATTAATATATCACCAGCATTTCTTGAGCCTTGATGGGCTGCTCTAAATTTATCTTTTAATTGTTGTGCTTGAACTTCTGTTATCCCGTCTTCTTCTTGTGTTGTTAATATACCTCTTGCAGTTTGATTCTGTAAATCTC